TGAATTACAACAATTACTAGCTACTTCTGGTGCAGTTTTACAAGGTATTGATTTTACGGCAGACGCTTCAGCTGATTTATCAATGAATTTAGCTACCTTAGCTGGTGATGTTGCTTCGTTCAGCAACGTTCAAGGTGGTGCAGCACCAGTATTAAAAGCGTTTGAAAGTGCATTACTTGGTGAAAGGGAAGCATTAAAAACTTATGGTATAGCTATTAATGAAGCAGAAGTGCAAACACAAGCATTTCAGATGACAGGTAAAACTTCAGCAAGTGAACTTACCAAGCAAGAAAAAGCATTAGCGACTTATGAATTGTTGTTAAAGAAAACAACAGTACAACAAGGGGATTTAAATAGAACACAGGATAGTTTTGCAAACATTAGCCGTAGAGTTTCGGCAGAAATTAAAGAAGTTAAAGCAAATCTAGGTGATGAATTATTACCAGTTGCAGCAGATTTAATGCCAGTTATAAGTACATTAGTTTCTGATTTAGCAGAGGGTTTTGCACCAATAATGAAAGAACTAGCACCAATAATACAAAGGGTTGTAGATTTATTTGCAGTTTTAGGCCCGGTATTTTTGCCATTGTTAGAAAAAGGTTTTCAAGAATTAGCAGCAATTCTAAATATAGTTGTTGGTGCTGTTGAATTTGTTGCAGAGGGTGTAAGTGGTGTCAATGATGAAATAAGTGGTGGTGAAGTTTTATTAGATCGTTACGCTGTAAGTTTAGACGGTGTAACAAGTTCTTATCAACTTGGTGAAAAAGCAACAAGTGATTTTTTTGAACAAGAAAGACTTAAAAATATACAACAACAAAGAAGTGCTGCTATGACAGAACATTACGCAAAAATTTATAAAGATAATTTAAACCCGGCAATAGTGGACGGCACAAACGCAATACAAAAAGAACAAGATATGCTTATGGGCTTAATACCAGAACGTAGGGAAGCAGTACGTGTTGCAGCAGAAGAAGCTGAAGCAATACAAAAAGATTTATTACCTAATTTAAGTTCATTGTTTAGTGCGAGAGATAGAATTACAGCAATTTTGGATAGAGAAAAATCTGCAACTAAAGCATTACAACAAGCAAAAGAAGATTTAGTAGATATAAACAAATCATTATTAGATATTGATGAAAATATTGCTATGGCTAATGATGATTTAGCAAGTGCTAATCAAGATGTAAAGGACAAAGAAGAAGCATTAGAGAAAGCAAAAGAAAAAGCTAAGGAAGTTACAGACGAAGAACGTTTAGCAATACTTAGACAAGCAGAAGCAGTACAGAGATTAACAGATGAACAAGACGGTAGTGAAATAAAAACTATTGAACTACGACTTGCACAAGAACGTTTAAATCAATTAAGGCAAGAAGCAATAGGTACAGATAGAAATGTAGAAGAAGCTGAACGTGATTTAGCAGACGCACAAAGAGAAGCAGAAAATGTTGCAAAACGTATAAATGATTTGTTAGAACGTAAAGAAGAATTACGTGAAAAAGAAATAGACGCAACAGAAAAAGTTACAGAAGCACAAGATAAATTAAATGAAGTATCTACTAATAATGTTAATGTAATGTTGCAACTTGCTGAAGCACAAGAAAAATACAATGAAGCATTAGAAAAATTAGCAGACGGTAAGTATGAAATGGCACTTGATAAAATTGCACAACTTGCTGGTGAAGCTGTTGATAGTGTAAATGAAATTGTAGATCCAACAACTATATTACCAAGTAAAGAAACACCAGTAGAAAAAACTGTAAAAGAAGTACAAAAAGTAGCAAGTCAAGTAGCTGGTGATCCAACTAGAGGTGCAGCAAAAATATCAGGTATGGGTGGTTTATCTACTTTTGGTGAACCAAGTGTTGTTGTTAACTTCAATGGTGCTGTAACAAACCCACAAGACGCAAAAGATGTTGTTGTGCAAGGATTAAAAGAATTTAATCGTACAGACGGTAATTTGAATAGAATTATAAACTTAGGATA